ACCTTCATCTAACACAATAAATGCTTTGGCCGACTCATATTTCTGAATATCAATTACTTCATATTTGTAACCCCATTCATCAAGTTTTGCTTTCATCATGTCACAGTAGACACAGTTAGGTTGCGTATAAAGAGTTAATTCGTGCTTCATTTCCATTCTACCTCCGCCATTAGTTCTGTTAGACAAGCAACCACATTTAGTTCATGGTCTGCTACAAATGCATTCTTGTACTGGTAATCTGCTAGAATAAGCACAGCACGGGGAATACTATTTGGTTGCATAGTTTCTGTCATAGAGTCGTAAATGCTTCTGAAAATACCAGAAGTGTCTGTATCTATATTATTTGTTACCCATGACCTCATCTTTTTGAAGTCTTTTGCTTTAAGATATCCAATAACATCATTGACAGAACTATTGGAGAGCAGACTAAGAATACCAGTATCAATAGTGCCAGAGAGAGAATAACGCTGGCACTCATTAATAACCCGCCGCCAATCAGGAGCAAACCGAATAATAAGTTCTGCCAAAACTTTTTTATCATAGGTGACATTCTCCTGTTCAAGAATCCAAGTCAGACGTTTCATAAACTGACCAGACAGTTCGGCCATAGACTTCTTATTTGTATTGAATTCGTAGACACCACACCGAGAGTGTAGAGGTTCAATAATACGATTCTTAAAGTTACAGGTTAGAATGAATCGGCAGTTGTTTGCAAACTCTTCAATGAAACCACGGAGAGCAGGTTGAAAAGACTGTGCATTAAGATAGTCTGCCTCATCTAGAATGACTACCTTATAACCACCTTGCAGTGATACAGTAGATGCAAACTGTTTGATTTTATTTCGTAGTGTGTCAATGTTACCTTCTTCAGAACCGTTAATCAAAATCCAATCAAGGTTCAGTTCATTACACAATGCTTTTGCTACTGTAGTCTTACCAAGACCAGCAGTGCCTGTGAATAGCATATTAGGGATTTCACCTGTTTCTACAATCTGATTAAATGTATCTTTCAGTGACTGTGGTAGAATGCAGGAGTCAATAGTTTGTGGTCGGTATTTCTCGACCCAAAGAAAATCAGTCATCAATATTCCTTACTAGAGTTAGGAAACCATTATATAGAAAAGAAAGGGGGCAGTCAAGCCCCCATTTTAATATTAGTCACTTACTGTTTTAGCAGTGAGACCTTTAACATATGTAAAAGAGCATCCTTGAAGAAAATATGCTGTGTGTTGAAGAATGTCTTTCAGTTCATCTTCATTAGAACGGAAAGTATGAGAGATATCATTCACACAATCATGTTTTTCATAACGACGCATTTGCAGAGTGTACTCTGTGTATGTACCGTCATCTTCATCATCCCAACGTCCCATTATTTTTTCTTTCCTTCTTTTGGATTTTCTACTACTTCAACTTCACCTTCTTCCTGACGAGCTTCCAGTTCTTGAATCATCTGAATAGCCTGATCACGGAGTTGACCAACAGTAGAAAGTTCTTCGCCTTTGAATGCGCCACGTTGTACAATCGCATCAATGATAGCAACAGTAGACCGACCTACTTTCATGCCAAGTTCATTAAATTCTTCATTATTCATTAGAAATATTTCCTTTTTAGTTTTTCTCTAGAGCAAACCAGTATTGGAGCTGCCGACTAACGTTAGTAAACTTACTGATAAGTTTGGAAGAAACTTCTACAGTGTAATCACCAGGCAGAAGTTTCAGATTATCAATGTTAATGCTAAGTCGTGTATCTGTATGAATATCACCATGCCACGAACCATCAACTTCAATGGTATACACATTAGAAGTTGTGTTCTTAGGATCAACGATTGATAGCGTGACTGTGCCATCTTCTGTGCTTCCAATAATCACACTCTTATGACCAAGAGCAGATGAAGCCTTGCGAAGTTGACTCAGAATATCTTGAGTGAGATTGAATGTAACTTCCGAGCTTGGCATTTCCAAGTCTTTCTCAGGTGGATTAGTTAGCATTTCAATATCAGAATAAAAATAGTTAATAGAAGATTGACCATTAGCAATGACCATATGGTTATCTTGATAAGATACATTACCGTCTTCAATCAGATTGAATGCGCTCATAAACTCATTCACATCATAGATACCAAAATCTTGTGGAAAGTCTTCATCAAGAGTTGCCTTAGCAAGAACATTCTTAGCATCTGCTACAGTGCGAAGAACATTGCCTTGACGAAACACAAGGTTCTGGTTAATTGTTCCGAAGTTTTTAATAACTTCCATAGTATTATTCAACATCAAAGTTTTCCTCATCTAAATCATGAACATGTAGAGCCATAATAGCATAGTGTGCAATCTTCATCAAGTCATCACGATTGCGACCATTCTTTTTACCGTAACGTTGTGCATACTTCATTACGTTTCCGAGACAGAATCCCATCCCGTGACCAGAATCAATAATGAATTCTGTAGCCTGAAACTTTTGCTTAGAGTAATGCCCTTTGTATGTGGCACCAATATACTCTTTTAGTTGAGCAATGATAATGTCTTCACTGTATTTCATAACAAACCTTTATAGTCTCAAAGTTAGAATTGTATTCTATACCATCCCCAACATAATGTCAAGAACTTTCTTAACGCATTTTACTAAAGTTTTTATCTTTGTAAAACTCCATCTTGGATTTGAAACGACCATCTAGAATTTCACCTTTATGTGAAATAACAAATACATTCGTATCAGCACCCAAGGTATGAATAATCTTGAACAGATTTTCAACTCCATCATTATCTAGACTAGAATCAAATGTCTCATCTAGAATCAGCAGATTGGTTGCTACAGAGTTTTTCATCTTAGCAATCTGCCGCCATGTAAACAGCAGTGCAAGGTCAATACGTTGCTTCTCGCCTTCACTAAAGGATTCATAAGAGAACGTATCACGGTGCCGTGAACGGATAGTCTCACCAAAACTTTCATTCAATTCAAAATGAACAAAAAAGTCCAGTGTCTGTAGATACTGATTAACCAGTTTATTCATTACAGGTAGATACTGTCTAATAATCTTAGTCTTGATACCTGTATCTTTCAGCATATCAGCAATCACACTGCTGTAGTCATACTCTTCAGACAGTTCTAGTTTCTGTGTAAGCAGATTATCTTTCTCATCAATAAAGTCTTCAAGGTCTTTGTTAGCCTGAACAATATTATCTTTACTATCAGAAGTATCAGTAATCTCTTGCTCCAACTTTTGAATAAGTTTGCGAGACATACTAATCTTAGTATTATTATCACGCAGTAGAGCCTGCAACTCCATAGACTGCTTACTCTGCTCTCGCAATTCATCTACCAATGCTTTGCCAACGGATAGTTGTTCCTCTAACGTCTGAAACGTCTTTTGAATTTTCTTCGCTTGCGTTGCGATACCTTTAGACTTCTGTTCTTTAATATCCGAGTCAATCTCTTGCGTACAAGTCGGGCAAACGTCATTGTCCTGAAAGAACTTATCCTCTTTAACAAGTCTACTCATCTCCGTTTTGAGTTTAGTTTGTTGGTGTTGGTCATTCTGAAAAGTCTGACCTGCTTCAGTTAATCGCTCTTCGACCTGATCATACTTTGCCGCAAGAGTTTTTTGTATTTCTTCATTTTCAAGATTGATCTGCTCAATTGTATCTTCTTGCGTCTTGATTTCAATTTGTTTCTCACGGTTCTTTTCCTCATTTAGATTCTTAATGTCACTAATGTATTTACGTTGAACCTCAATCTTATTCTTAACAATATCTACCTGATGTGCAGCATCACGAATTTTATCCTTCAGACTAGCAATGTTGTCTTTCAGAACAATATTCATCTTAGAAAAGATATTAATATCCAATAGGTCTTCAATCACCTCACGTCTATGCGCAGCAGTCAGTTGCATAAAAGGAATAAAAGAAGATGAACCAAGCACTACAATCTGATGAAACGATTTGTGATTGAGCTTCAGAATGTTTTGCTCTAGCAGTTTTTGAAATTCTTTAGCATGAGAAGATTCGTTAATAACCTCACCATTCTTATAAATTTCAAACACATTAGGTTTGATACCCCGGATAACTTTATACCTGCTAGGACCAACGGAGAACTCGACCTCCACCAAACAATCCTTGCTATTAATAGTATTGATAAGTTGTGGTTTATTAATGTTTCTGTAGGGCTTACCGAATAGACCAAAGGACAGAGCATCTAGCATAGTAGATTTACCTGCACCATTAGCACCTACAATCAAAGTAGTAGGTGATTTATCTAATTCAATCTTTGTGAAATTATTGCCAGTAGAGAGA